GTGTAGAGACCTTAATTATTTTTGAGAATTGTCTAGGATATGTTAAAAGATTGGATAAAACGTTAACAGATCCTATTTGGAAACAAGTTAGAACTCAAGTAATAAAGTATGCTCCCTTTCTAACGATTGATTGTAAGAAATATAAACCAATCATATTAAAAGTGGTCAAAGAAAAGGTATGAGCTTTTTTAATTCAGAAATCGTTCAAGAACAACTACAATCAATCTACGACACATATGTAGATCTGCAAAAAGCAGCAGAAGCAATTGGCGAGATGCCAAAAGAAAAGGCTATTAAACACATCGAAAAAACAAAAAATCTCATCGAGAAACAAAAACTCTTTTACACACGGTTGCAGTTATCCTCGATGGAAGATGAGGATGCTGCCGATATGAAACATCGTATCGATTTAATTACAAATATGTTTGGGTACAATACTCTGTCAGAGTCTCTTGACTCCATGAACCAGTACCTAGACAACGTGCTTAGGTCCCTTGACAAGGACGCCTAAATAGGGTATCATACCTTTGTTGGTATGACACACGGACAATCCAACAAATACAACTAATACGGAGAATACACATGTCTTTTGCAACCCTCAAGAAACAATCTAATTCTGTTTTTGAGAAACTGACTAAAGAGGTCGAGAAGATCTCTAATCCTGAATCTGGTTCTAGTGGAGATGAACGCCTCTGGAAACCCGAGATGGACAAGTCGGGTAATGGTTATGCAGTTATTCGATTCCTCCCTGCCCCGAATGGTGAAGACCTTCCCTGGGCCAAGGTGTGGAGTCATGCGTTCCAAGGTCCTGGTGGATGGTATATTGAGAACAGTCTGACTACTCTCAATAAGAAGGATCCTGTTGGTGAAATGAATCGCCAACTGTGGAACAGTGGTAGTGATGCTGATAAGGAAATTGCACGTAAGCAAAAACGCAAACTGAGTTACTATGCTAACATCTATGTTGTGGAAGATCCAGCACATCCAGAGAATGAAGGACGAGTCTTCCTCTATAAGTTTGGCAAGAAAATCTTTGATAAGATCATGGCTGCTATGCAACCAGAGTTCAAAGATGAAACCCCCATCAACCCCTTCGACTTCTGGCAAGGAGCAGACTTCAAAGTGAAGATCCGCAAGGTGGATGGTTATTGGAACTACGATAAGTCTGAGTTCTCTCGTCCTGGTACTCTTGGTAACATGAGTGATGAACAACTGGAAGAGGTTTGGAAGAAGCAGTATTCTCTGACTGAGTTTACTGATGAGAAGAACTTCAAGACCTTTGAGGAACTTGAAGCACGTTTGAATCAAGTTCTCAACAGCAAGGCCCCTGCTCGCCGTACTGTTGATCGTGAAACTGAAGAGGATGAAATGGTGTCAGCACCTTCTGCACCTTCTAGTTGGAATGAGGAGGTTAGTTCCTTCCGTTCTAGCGTGAGTGCAGCACCTTCCCTTCCTAGTTTCAATAGTGAAGAAGAGGATGATGATCTGAGTTACTTCGCTCGTCTGGCTGAAGAGGACTGAAAATCAAAATCCACCTTTAAAAACCAATGGGGCGTTTCAAAACCGCCCCATTTTTTTATCAAAAAAGAAATGTTAAGAAATGTTTAAGAACCAATATCGAATGTTTTGACGAAGAGAAGCTCTTCCTCGTCACCAGTCATCTTCATCTTGTCTGTTAATGTATCATCGCTCTTGTAGTATGAAAGGAGGGTTTCCATCTGAGCAACAAATTGATCTAGAAATACTGGATTGAGTAGATAAATCTGTCTCTTTTTCTCATTCTGTTCATATTCATATTCATAGTTTGATATTGGTCTTACTAGACCTTGATTGGATAGAATCACACCATCTGGTCTTTTGAATGTATAATCTCTATCAACAATTGTTCCTTCTTTGACTAAAATATTTCCAGCATATTCAATTTGTTTGGTTTGCCAATGATGAATCTCATCTGCTTTAGTACCATATTTTCTTCCTAGCATAAACTCAAATTCTCTTTGTGAAAGAGGCCATTGAGTATAGACATTGGTAATATTATTTGTTAATAGAATTACCCATTCATATTTTACATCTTGATAAATTCTTTGGGCAACATGATAGGGTTGCTCATCACCAGGAATACTGTACTTTTCAAAAGCAAGTAATGATTTGATTTTATCAAAGTCTGCTTTGACCCTTCTAAAAACATTCTTTACTTCAACATATTGTTGATCAAAAGTATCTTTTGATCCTGGAATACCAACTCTTATGTTTGGTACAATAGAAAAGAAATTTGACATTAGTATCCTACCTCCGCATCTGCTGCTGTGATGTATGCAACTTCTTTGAATGTGCAATCAATTTGAACTGCTGGGACATATCCATCCGCTGTAGATGCGTATTGTCCATCTGGTGTATAACTTACGTTAAACGATTCTAAGATAGAATCCTTCATCAAGAACATTGTGGAGATATCTGAACCTGAGGTGTAACTACTTCCACCTTCAGGATAAGTTACTCTTTTTACTCTAAGTCTAAATCTATTTGGTACTGTTAAATACCTTGCACCACTTCCTGTTCCAAATGGTGTTGCTCCTGCAATTGCTGCATTTGTTTTGGGGTTTGATGCTGGATTGGCTGGAGCAGTTGATACTGCATCTTTTGGTGTAATTCCACTACCACTGAAGTTTGGTAGCATGTTCATCTTAAAGAAACGAATGATCTTATAGATGTCTTCAGCATCTTGTTTGTTTTTTGCAACAAGTTTCCATGAGAATGGATGGGATCTAAAACCAGTACCAGTGAAGATCATTTCTTCAAATGGGTTGAAGATTTTACCTTGAGTAACTGCTGATAGTGCAGCACCAGTTACGTTTGAGTCTGTTCCCATGGTATTTGCAAGACCTGCAGATCCTTTTGCGATTGCATTAAAAAGTGCTTCTGGTGCAGAATCAGAAGCCATTGCTTGAATCTCACTAACAACTGCAGTACCAGATTTTCCAAGACCTTCTGCAGCCATTTTTCCAGTGGTTCCGAATGCTACATTACTGTATTGTGCTGCATAACTTGTAGCAAAGTTTTGTGGCATATACAAATATATGCTATCACCTAAGGATGTTTTATCCTCTGCTGCTTTAGCACCAGCAGCACCAGCATTTGATAGAACAGCACCCTTATCATAGTTAATTGTGAGTGCAGTGATCTGTAAGAAATCAATGTACTCTGTTTTAAATACACCACCAGGATTCCATGTTGTTCCCAATGCCATTAGTCCAGCATCGCTGCTTCCTGACACGGGAGGTTTTCTAGGGTAGTATACATTCATGTTAGATCTTTAACTCTTGTTCGGTTAGGATGATAAATTCCCACTGATGATCATTACAGAACTCTTTAGCAGCTTCCCACTTTGCTTGATTTACTGCATAAGTGGCAATTTCATTTAGGTATTGTTTTGTTTTTCTTTTTTGAACTTTTGGACCATCAACCTGATACTTTGGTTTTACTTCTACAAGATATTTTTTAATCTTTCCAGTTTTAGTTCTTACTTTAATGTAAAAATCTGGGAAGTAACGATGACGTTTGCCATCTAAAGGAGAAATATAAGGAATATAAAGTTCTTCACTACCCCACTCAAGAATATTGTCATTTGAATCACAATACTTCATAAATTTCAATTCCCAAGAGGAACGAAATATAATATTTTTCACATCACCTCTGTATTTTTGTGGATGATCAGCGTGATAACGACCCTGATACGACATAAATAAATAAAAACCTACTTTTATTTATCTGGGAAACATGGTTGCAGTAACAGGACTATCTGGTGCCAATAGTTTTCAAGGATTCTTAAGCCTTGCAAGACGAGAGCAACCATCGTATAATAATCTATATTGGGTTCGATTTAGAACTAAACCCAGAGTACTTACATCAGGTACTGCTGGGGGATTGGATACTAATGTTTGGTTCAATGACTTTTTTAATAATGGAATCGCAAGTGGACCAGGTACAGATAAGTCTAGACTTCTCACTTATTATGCTACAGATGTTACGGTTCCAAGCAGACAAATAACAACCGCAGATCAAAAGTCTGTTGGAACTATGTGGAGATACCCAACAGGAACATCCTTCAGTGAAATTAGTATTCAATTTATTGTTCCAAGAACATATAAGACCAGAACTTTCTTTGAAAGATGGATGAACTATGCTGCAAATGATGCAAGTCAAAGAGTATCTTGGTATGATGATGTTGTAACTTCTTACATGGATATCTTCAAGTATGAAAGAGGTGGATCCAATCCATATAATGAAAATGATTTATTATCTCTAGTCAATCCAAGTCAAAGAAGATATACTACAACTAAGTGGAATAAGTGTGTTGCTGTATGGAGTATGCAAAACACTTTTCCATTTAATATTAGTAATATGCAGTTGCAGTCTGGACCTGCTAACTATATGACAATGGAAGTATCTTTCTACTTTGAAAGATATAGATTCTATGTTCCTGCAAATGAGGGTATTGAAGAGGTTGCAGTTAATCTAGGATCTACTGGTGTTAATGCTTCTGCTAGTGCTCAAGCAACTGCAACTGCAGCTGGACCTGGACCTGGTGGAGCAACTCCAACAATCCTTACCACTCCAAGTGGTGTTGTTACAACTACAGTCTCCTCAGCAATCCCCTAAATAATTTTACATATAATACAAGTTTGGAGTAATTATGCCTTTACCTAAATTAGTGGTTCCTGAATATGAATTGGAATTACCATCAACTAAAGAAACAATCAAGTATAGACCTTTTCTAGTTAAGGAAGAGAAACTTCTTCTCACTGCCATGGAACTTGGTGAAGAAAAGGATATGATTTCAGCAGTTAAAACAATCATTAAAAACTGCACAAATCTCAAGTCTAGAGTTGAAGACCTATCAACTTTTGATATTGAGTATGTGTTTCTTAAGGTTCGTTCAAAATCTGTTGGAGAAGTTTCCAAAGTTATGATTACTTGTCCTGACGATGAAGAAACTCAGGTGGAAGTTGAGATTGATCTTGAATCTATTGAAGTGACTACACCAAAAGGTCATACAAATAAAATTGAATTGACTGATAATGTTGGCGTCATTATGAAGTATCCTTCTCTGGATACGTTTGTTAAGTTAAACTTTACTGGTCAAGATGTTACTGTTGATAACATCTTTGAACTATCTTTGACTTGTATGAGTCAAATCTATGAGGGTGAAGATGTATATGATTGCAAAACATATACCAAGAAAGAACTAATGGAATTTCTTGAGAGTATGAAGAGTGATCAATTTGTTAAGTTGCAAGAGTTCTTCCAGACCATGCCAAAACTTGAGCATGAAATTGAAGTTGAAAATCCCAACACAAAGGTGAAGAGTAAGGTTAAGTTAGAAGGTCTAGGAGCTTTTTTCGCGTAGCCCTTCTCCATTCTACGTTGGGGAACCACTTGGAAACAAACTTTGCCTTGATGCATTATCATAAATGGTCATATTCTGATTTGGAGAATATGGTTCCGTGGGAAAAACAATTTTATGTTGATAAACTTCTTGGACATTTGAAACAAGAAGAAGAAAAATATAAGAAAGCACAACAGCAACAGCAAGGTAGGTCTAGTCTTTAATGGCAAAAGTAAGTATCATTAAACCATATAAGTTTGTCAATCCAAACCTAATCACTGGCAAGACTGGTGGTGTGAAGAAGGGTGGTGCTACAATTATTGCCGCAGGTAAAAAGATTACTGGCCCCAACACGGGTATGAGTGATCCGACTGTCAAGATGGGTCGGGTCACTCTTCTTGCCACTAATAGAATTGGTGCAACTGTTACTGCTATAGGGCAAACCCAAACCAAGATTGGGCAATTAATTCTGTCTGAATCTAAACTGATTCAGGCAAATAAAGATTTCAGAAGAAAGAGACAGCAATATTTTAAAGATCAAGAGTCTGAAGCAAAGAACGAACAAGGATTAAAAGCAAAAGAAAATAAAAGTCTTTCTCAAGACTTGAAGAAAGATTCAGAAAAGAAAGTAAAGGAAAAGAAATCTTGGTTAGATGAGTTCTTTAGTCCTTTTAAAGGTATTATTGAGTTTGTGGTTGGAACCATGGTCACTCAAGGAGTGCTCCATTGGGTTGCTGATCCTAAGAATGGCGATAAGTTACAATCATTTATTAATAATTTAGCATCAGTTTTTAATTTTATATACAATGTTGCATATAAGTCTATTGACTTTTTCTTGACTGGTGTAACAAATGTATTTGGTGATGGAAGTGAACAGGGATTTGGTAGATTTAAACAAGTCATGGTTGGACTTGGACAAATCTTAATTGGTATCGCAGGATTTAAGGCCTTATCATATCTTCTCAATCCTTTTTCTTTAGTTGGTGATTTACTAGGTCTGTTGGATTTTTTTGGTAATACTCCCTCACCTAAAGCACAGTCTTTACCACCAGGTACACCAAAACCAAAACCAAATGCTCCTAATAAACCTAAAGGTTTCTTTGGTAAAGCCGGAGATAGTATAAAGGATTTTAGTAAAGGTCTTTGGGGAAAATTCAAAGGTTGGGGAAATAATGTAACCAAGTCAATGCGAGATAAACTTGCTAGGTCTGGTGAATTCTTAAAAGAATCAACTCAGAAAGCAATGAAACCTATCTTGGATAAGGCCTATAAATTCTTAAATGATAAAGGTGTTATTAAGATGGCTAAAGGTCTTGGTGATAAGGCCGTTGGTTTAATCAAAAAGGTTCCTGGGTATGATAAAATTGCCAACAAAGTTGCCAAAGAAGGCGGCGAGAAAATGCTTGGCAAACTCGGTGGTAAAGCAATCCCAGTTATAGGTGGACTTGTAAATTTATATTTTGCTTTTGATCGTTTAAAGACTGGTGATAAATCTGGTGCTGCTCTTGAAGCATTGTCTGCTATTTTGGATTTATCTGGACTATTTGGATTTGTTCCTGGTCCAGCACTTTCAATGGCCTTGGATGCATATCTATTTGGTAGAGATTTCTTTCCTGATGTTGTTAAGAAAGAGAATGATATATTTGGTAATCTAATTAATAGTATTTTAGGTCCACTTAAAGGAATAAAGGATGGACTTCCAAAACTACCGATGCTTGCTGAAGGTGGTTTGGTTACTAAACCAACGATTGCTGGACTAGGTGAGAACGGTCCTGAATTGGTTGTTCCTCTAGGTAAGATTGGATCCTTAGGAGGAACTGCAGGGACCCTTGCTGGAGGCATGGAGTCTGCATTACAAAGAATGGGAGCAGCTGGAGATATTGCTCGTCAAGTTATTGGAAATGATCTTAAAGCAGCAGAGCAAGCATTTGGTGCAAAGGCAACTGCTGGTGCTGGTGGAGATACTCTAGGTAAGTCTGTAATGAAAGCAGGTAGGGGAGTTTCATTAGAAGCAGGTGATGATATTTCTCTATTCCTTGGAAAGGATAATGTTATTATCACAGATAAGAAGAAAGGATCTGCTAGTACAACTACATTGAGAGGTCAACTAGCTAACGTACTTAGTTCATTAATTTGGTTAAGTCAGAAGGACATTAAATCTGGATCTTCTGGCGGCGGCGAATCTGCTGGAAACGGTGGAGATACTACTGCAGACAGTGGTGGCAATATGGATGCTGGTGACTTTAAACCAGGTGGCCCAATGCATCAAAAAGGTGCTCAAATTGCTAAGAAATTGATGGGTATGATTGGTATTAAAGATTATCAAGCTGCTGGTATTGTTGGTAATCTTATGCAAGAAAGTGCTCTGGTTCCTGATAGAATTCAAGGAAGTGGAATGAAGAGAGGTCCACTGAAACTTGATGGTGTAACTGGATATTCATATCCACAATGGACATATATTGGAAGACAAAAGGCCTTTGCTAACTATATGGAGAGTAAAGGATTTGATTGGAGAACCAAAGGTGCTACTGATGCTTTGGCTACGGGATTCCTAGCACAAGAGTTTAAAGCAAGTATGTCAAGTAGATTTACTAATACTAAAGATGTTAAGTCTGCTTCTAATTGGGTACTATTTAATTACGAACGTCCCGCCGATCAGGGGGCTAGAGAACAACAAGAGCGTGCCCATGATTCACAAAAAGTATTAGAAAAAATGTCTGCTGGAGGTAGACTGTGGAAACAACTTCATGGTATCGATGATAAGACTTCTCAGGATGCAACCATTGCAAAGAAAGCAGCGAAAAGTGCTCCTGATAGAACTCCACAAAAGTTTGCTTTGGGTGGAAATTATAAAAATGGTTACCTACCAGATAGTGCTTTGGCATCTATTCGAGGTGGTGGTAAATTAAGAAGAGAAGTTGCTCCAAACTTCAATAGAATGTGGGATGATGCCAAGAAAGCAGGTCATTCTTTAGGAT